AAGCAAAAAATCACCTTTACCAGGGAATGTACAAGTTATTAATGATGAAAGTGATAAATTTAGAGATGCAGTTTCTGATTCTATATTAATGAGAGCAGGAATGAAAGTTGAAAAATCTGCACCAGGAGCTATGGATTTAAGAGGATTAAGGCTTAGAGATATAGCAATAGAATGCTTAAGAAATCAAGGGATGCAAGACGCATCAAGATATGATAATGAAAAGCTATTTAGAGAAGCATTAACACCTGGAAGTAATTTCTCTGCCATATTAGATAATACAGTAAATAAAAGTATGAAAACAGCATATAATGCTCAAGTCTCAACATATAAACAATGGGTAAGTACAGGAAGTAACCCAGATTTCAAAGCTACAACAAAATATCAAATAAGTGAAGCTGGAAACCTTGAATTAATACCTGAAAATGGTGAATTTAAACATGATGAAATGAAAGATGAAGGAGTAAAGACAAGTTTACTTACTTATGGGAAATCTTTTAGTATATCAAGACAAGCTTTAATAAATGATGATATATCAATAATAACTAAATTACCTCAAGCATACGTAAGAGCAGCTGATAGAGGTATAAATAAAATGGTTTATCAAATGTTAGGAAAAAACCCTAAAATATATGACAAAATTGAGTTATTCCATGATAAACATTATAATTTAGCTAAAACAGCTGGAGGAATAAATGTTCAAACGATTGGTGAAGCAAGAAGAGCTATGAGAAGTCAGAAGAATTTAAGAGGTGAAGAAACATTAAATATCACACCTAAATATTTAATAGTACCTGCATCTTTAGAAACACAAGCAGAACAATTTTTAAACTCAATATCTGACCCAACATTTAATAACTCTAATATAATAAATCCATTTAGAAATAAGTTAGAGCTAGTAGTAGATCCAGAATTAGATGAATATAGTGCAGATGCTTGGTATTTAGCTGCAAGTCCTTTTGATTGTGATACAATAGAAGTTACATATCTAAATGGTTCTGATATGCCAACTTTAGAAAGTGCATTATCATTTGAAAATTTAGGAATGAAATGGAGAATATTTATAGACTTTGGTGTTACGGCTACAGATTATAGAGGATTATATAAAAATGCAGGGATATAGGAGGTAAATTATGGCTAGATACATACAAAACGGAGAAAGAATAAATATAACTAATGATAGCGAAGAAACTATTGTTTATGGAGAAGTAATAGCTATAGGAAATAGAATTGGTATAGCTTTATCTAATATAGGGCCAGGAGCAGTTGGAGTATTACATGTTGCTGGAGTATATGAAATACAATCTGAGGACTCAGAAGAGTTTTTAGTTGGTGAAACTGTATACTTAAATGAATCAGGAAAAATAACTAAAACACCTGGAGATGTTACGGCTGGATGGGTTATAGAAAATAAACCATCAAATGTAGGAGTAGTAAAGGTTAAAATAGGATAAATGAGTAATTTCTTAGATATAGTTAAATCAGATTTAGCTATTTTTTTTGATGAAATTTCAGAAAAAGTATACTTAGATGGTGTTCCTGTAAACATTATAATAGACTATGATAGATTAAAAGATAGAAGTAAAAAGGAATATGATGGGATATACATAGGTGATTTATTATATTTTGCAAAAGTTGATGATTTTATAACTCCTCCTTCTGTTGGAGGAGTTCAAATTTTCAATAAAAAGAAATATGAAATATTTGATGTTAGAAAAGATGTAGGACTCTATGAAATTATTTTAAAAGGAAATTTTAGCTAATGTCTAAAAATACATTTATAAATGATAAAGAAATAAAGCAAATAGCTATAAAATTGCAACAATTTCCAAAACAAGTTCCAAGAGCAACTGCATCAGCATTGAATAGAACTTTAGATTATACAGCTACATTAACTAAAAAAGAAGTTACTAAAATGTATTCAATAAAGCAAAAAGATGTAGGGGTAACACTAAAAAAGAAAAGAGCTAGTAAAAGTAGCTTAAATGCATCTATACAATCAAAAGGTCAAACTATAGCTTTAACTAAATTTCCTCATAATCCGAAACAATATAGGCCTAGAAATAAAAAAGTTAAAGTTAAAGTAAAAAAACAAGAAGGCTATAAAGTCATTAAAACATCACCTGCAGCTTTTGTTCAAACTATGAATGGTGGAACTCATATTTGGATGAGAGAAGGAAAATCAAGGACTCCTGTTAGACTTTTAAGGACATTATCAGTACCTCAAATGATTTCAAATGATGAAGTAATTAATACGATACAAGAAAAATCAGGTGAAAAGTTACATGAAAGAATCAATCACGAAATAGAATGGAGATTAAATAAGTTATGACAACAGATCAAGAAGTATTGGATAAATTAAAAGCATTATTAGATAGAAAGTTGAAAAATATTAAACTAGAAAGATCTAATAATAATGATGATTATGAATTAGTAAGTCCAGCTGTTTATATTTGTTGGGTTCCACCTAAAAATTGTCTTCATGAATATGGTTATGATATACCAGGAATCGTAATTTGTTCTGGTGAAGGAGATGATGATGTTGACGATGTAACTTTAAATATAAGATTAAATATACAAACATATGACCCAGGATTAACTTTAGAGGATAAGTTAATACCAAATTCTGAAGGATATAAAGATATATTAAACTTAATAACTAGAATAAGGATTATATTAAATGAATCCCCATCTGATATAGGTATTATAGTTGAAAAACCTATTAAATGGGGATTTTATGATGAACAGATATATCCATATTGGGCAGGGTATATGACTTTTAAAGTTAAAATGAATTCATTACCAGCATCATCAACAAATAGTTTTTTATAGGAGGAATCATATGAATACATACAAACATGGTATATATGGAGAGTATATGCCTTCAAATGAGCAAATAGTAACAACGTCTAATACAGTACCTATATACATTGGAGTAGCTCCTGTACATAGGGTGTTAGACAGTAAGAACAAAGTTAACAAACCAATATTAATATCAAATTTAGATGATGCTCAAACTGAGTTAGGATATAGCGATAATGATGATTTCAATAAGTTTACATTATCTGCATCTATATTTGCTCACTTTAAAAATAAAGTGCAGCCGTTAGGGCCTATTATATTAATAAACGTATTAGATCCTAATTTAAATAAATTAGAAATTGAAGATACTGAAACTCCAGTACTAAACAATAAGATAATATTAGGAGCAGATGTAATAGTAAGTACTATAAATATAGAGGATAAGATATTAGGTATTGATTATAAAACAGATATAGACTCTGTAACTGGCAATATAATAATTACATTTTTAACTGATGTGGAATCAAGTGTAACTTTAAATTATAGTAAGGTTAATATAAATATAACACCTCAAGATATAATAGGTAGTTATGACTCTAATACAGGAGAGAGAAAAGGATTATATTGTATTCAGACTGTATATGAGGATTTAAATATAGCTCCAAATATATTATGTGTTCCTGGATATGGTAAAGAAATAACAGTTAGAAATAAATTACTAGAACTATCTAAAAATATAGGTGGTCAATGG